TCGTCTTCCTTTCTAATAGATTGGAAGTCTTTCATTGTTCGGTCTTTCCTTCCAGGGATTCAAGCACACTCTGGGGACGACCTTAGCTTGCTAAGGTTCGACCTAGCCAGGGACCTTCGGGAGATTTCTCCTGATGTGTACCCACGGCCAGAACCGTTTGTGATCTCTTCAGTCTCTGCAGACCGATTTGAGGACCCTAAAATCGTGGACAAGGTCCGCGACCTCAAATTTGCCGAGAAAAGAGTACCTGCCTGGCTGTCCGGAACCCCTACTAGCTTCGCACACCGAATCTCTTCGGCGTACCGATGGTGTAATACGCCATCGCGAGAAGGTTTTGTGTCTTTAGGGTCGAATCTGCTGTACAACTTCCTGGAATGTATTCCGGGAGGTGCAGGTTCGACGAAATCCCTCTGGACAATGCTGGAAGACACCGCGACGTTTTACTCGCGGGCCCGTGCGACGGACAGGACTAAAGTCCTAAACGTGCATGGACACGGCAAGAATGTCTGCGGACGTCTTGCTCTCCTTCCGGAAGCGGCTGGTAAGGTCCGGGTAGTAGCTCTGGTAGACTGCTGGACTCAATGGGCTCTTTATCCACTGCATAAGTGGATCTTCAGTATTCTCAAAGAGATTCCTGAGGATGGAACGTTCGACCAGCTTCGGCCGGTTGAGCGTCTCTTAAAGAGGGTAGATTCTCGTCAGATCATCTACTCTTACGATCTTTCCGCTGCGACGGATCGTATACCCATACAGATCCAGACGGTTCTACTAGCATGTATCTTTGGGAAACCGTTCGCAGAACGGTGGGCAGCCCTACTGGTTGATCGAACCTACGTCATCCCTAAAAGGGTAGCGCGGGAGCAAAACGTTGGAAGTCAATTCCTCCGTTATGCTGTCGGTCAGCCGATGGGTGCATACTCCTCATGGGGTATGCTCGCTCTGACCCATCATGCTATGGTACAATTTTCCGCACAACGAGCGGGCATTAAGGGTTGGTTTACCCTATACGCGGTACTAGGGGATGACATTGTCATCGCTGACGACCGCGTCGCTCGGAAGTACCGGGCATTGTGTAAGCTTCTAGGGGTTGAGATCGGGCTCGCGAAAAGTCTAGTAAGCTCAGGGAGAACCCTTGAGTTTGCGAAAAGATTCTTCTTTGAAGGGTCAGACCTGAGTGGTATGCCGACTAAGTTCTGGGCTGCAGCGCAGTCCCAGTCCGGAGTTGCATGTGCTCTAGCGGCCTGGTATCCAACTGGAAGTTTAGCGAACTTTGTCCGGGCTCTGGGCGGAGGGTTCAGAGTCGCCTCAGCAGCTGC